TTATCGGGCCTGTGTTACGTTTACTATGTTAAGGATCTGCAAGCAATCATTTAGATCTAAATCGAAGTCGGGGTGTCTAATTTTGTCTGGGTTAAGTGAATTACAGGTTATAATACCATTTATTGTATCATGATTTATTATCCGTTTAACCAGAATAGTGTCTTTGTGTACAATTACATAGTCTTGAAAGCTTTTCAAATGAAATTTATTGACCCAATGTTGTTTCGGAATGTCCCTTCCTGTAACTGTAGCCCCCTCTGATATTGATTGGCGAGCCATTTCCTCAGAAGTCCAATTTTCCATAGAATCGCCGTCTACTACAAAGGCAAAATATTTGCCTCTATATTGCCTTGTTACTGGGAAATAATGCTTGTCGTAATGACTGTCAATATAAGATTCGTCCTGGAAATGTTCTCTATATCCGGCTGATGCTCTTATAGGTATTAATGGCACTACCATTAAAAACTGACCGTTCCCCATGTCAATGTATGGGCTTTCATTTCCTTCAATCTTCAACTCGCCTAAAGCTATAGCTGGATTTTTTTTTGCCGTTTCAAATGCCTGGTCTCCTTCCGATAACAAGTCTATTCCGAGTCTTGCCTTTACATTTTGTAAAAGAACATCTGGAAACTCTGCCATTTTTAGGTAATTAGAGAGTGTTTGTCTGGATATTTCCAGCTTGTTTGCAGCCTCTTCCTGCGTGTAACCAGCTCCCCTGAGAGCTAATTTTAATTTTTTCCCTTTGGTAGTCAATGTTTTATAAGTATTTATGTATTTGTCAATACAATTTGTATTGACAAAATGTAAAGTAATGTTATATTTGTATAAGTATTTACAAAAGTATAAATAAATGGAAGCTTCCAACAAAAAAGTTAAATATCCTGAGAATTTACCGCTGAGGGATTCAATAAAGGAGTCAGGCAAGTCGATCAGTTTCCTTGCCGGAAAGTTGAATATAAGCCGCGTAGTGCTTAGCAACCTGGTAAACGGCCATTACAAGGGCAACAACATTGTACCTCGTCTTAAAACTCTTTTAAACCAATAATCATCATGAAACAAGTTACCTCATTCGAACACGCCTGTGAAATACTGGGCATTGATCCGACCCTTTTACCAGGCGTAACCGGACTGCCAGAAAACATTGCCAACAGTATAATTGCCGGCTACAAGCTCAGGATCATAGAACAGGCCACTAACGGCGACTGGAAAGCGGACTTCAGTGACTGGGATCAGGACAAGTACACTGCCTGGTTAGAATACGTTCCTTCGCTTGGTGCGTTCGTCTGCTCGGACTCGTACTACACGTGCACGGTTACGAGCCTCGGTGCCCGCTTTTGGTTCGCAACACGGGACGCGGCCCGCTATTTCGGACAGCAGCACATCGAATTAATCAACCAGTTACACCAATAACCTAACGATCATGAAAGCATTTATCCATCGTCTTGTAAGTGACGAACTGACCACAGGTGAGTTTATCGGGCTTACAGCATTCTGCGCCATAGCAGGAATCGGAGTAGCCTTTTTCGGGGCCTAAAAAGCCTCTGTCCCGAAAGCGTAACCCGGTCATCGCCACCGGGCGGGAGCCAGTAATAACAATCCTAATTAATAGACCATGCAAGGCGCATACGAATTTCACAATAACAAGATAGGTGTACGGCTAAGTTACCTGATCAGCGACATAGATCGTTGTACAGATAATAGCCTGGGAGTGATGTCATATAGTTCCTATAAGCAGAAAGCATGCCGGTATCCGGAATTTAAGCTTAGAGCAGGACTGGGTCCGGGTAACGAAGTTCTGATTGCCTGGGATAAGTTACCAGATAACTGGCAAAAGCAGTGCATAGAGCGTTTTGGCAACCCGCAGGCTGACGTAAGCCCGTTGCAGAAATTTTTCAAGATGGACGGCGCTGCCAAGATCTATTATGACAAGTTCCAGTTTGAGGATAGCGGCGATTACCTGACACCGGCACAAAAAAAGAGATATACTGTTAACGCGTCTGTTCTTAATGCGTTGCGAGACCTTAAAACATACCGGGAAAGTAGCCGGAAAAGCCGTAACGGAAGCCTCAGGGGCCTGTTAAAATCGATCACTAATGATGCTATCCTGTTTAACAACTACTTAAAAGCAAACCATAATACACAGCATACCCTTCCTAATAACGAGCGAAGCCTTTCGCGAAAACTTAATGCCTATATCAGGCATGGTTACGACAGCCTTATCGATGGCCGTAATAATAACAGTAATGCCCAGATCGTGACCCCTGAAATGATCAAGATATGGAAAGAGATATACGCCGGCCAGAAAAACCACAAGCCTACCTACTTTGAGGTTTCGGTAAAATACAATCAGTTCCTTGCCGGACAGGCTGATATCATCAATAATGATACGGGCGAGGTATACGACTATAAAGCCGAATGCTTCAGGGCTGCATCTGAAGGTACGGTATACAGCTATCAGGAGCTTTGGGAAAACAGGATAGCTACACACAGCATCAGGAGCGGAGACCGTCAAAAATTCAAAGGCATTTACGAACCGTACCACAAGCTAAAGCAACCGGAATATGCAGGAAGCCTGATCAGTGTGGATGACCGTCAGCCGCCGTTTGAATATGCACCAGGCAAAAGGATGTGGTTTTATAATGCTATTGACCTGGGAAGCGAAGCCTTTACCTGTTGGGTATACGGAGAAACCAAAGAAGGCATCATCATTGATTTTTACAAACAGCTTGTACGTAACTATACCGAATGGGGACTACCCCTTCCCTACGAGCTTGAAGGTGAGCTATCCCTGAATAGTTCATTCGTTAACACATTCCTGGAAAACGGAGCCATGTTTCAGCGTGTGCGTATTGAGGCTAATAACGCCCGTGGTAAAAAGATCGAAAGCTATTACCGGAAACTGCGGTACGGTCTTGAAAAACTTCGTCGCGCCTGGCTTGCCCGTCCGTTCGCACTGTCTGAAAGTAACCAGGCACACAACGGAGGGAAAGAGCTGATCCCGAAATCTGAAATAATTGAAGGCTGCTTACGCGATATAGAAACATGGAACAATACGCTGCATAGTAACCAGGAACTACACCCAGGGATGACCCGTTGGGATGTGTTTTTAGACAAACAGCATCCTCAGCTTGTACCAACAAACTGGGCAGGCATCCTTCCATACCTCGGCACCAGGACAAAATCAAGTATGAAAGCAGGCAGGATCATGTTGCAGGGCAAAGCCCGTGTTGTTGGCTTTGAAGGAAAGGTAGCCCTGGGCGAAACGCTGATCAATGTAATGAAAAAGATTGAAGGCCATGAAGTGGTGGTGTACTGGATGGAAGATAACCAGGGCGACGTACTTAAATCGCTGGTGTACGACATGCAGGGTACACTGATCTGTGAACTTTTAGGTGACCTGGAATACAACAGGGCAACGCTTGAGCAAACGGACGAGGACAAGGCTAATCGCACACTGCAAAGCGCTTACAGCGCAACGGTGCAGGGTTATATCCGAAGAAATGCCTCCGAAATAGAACGCATCACCATCATTGAAAGACCTGTAGAGCAATCAACAAGGTTCAAGATAGGCGGTGTAAAGAAATACACACCATCACCGGAACCAGCTAAAGAGATCCCCGGATCACGGCCTGATGATACTGAGGTAATGGAAAGAAAAACCGGGTATAAACTGGATACAGCAAGCAGATTTTAACAATTAATTCCCAACTGATATGAAACTAACTGATGACTTTAAAAACAAGGTGGTAGCAGCGCTGAAGGATATGCGTAAGCTATACGGCGGATCTGACGCGGCCTTCGCCAAACAATGGGGCATCCATGGCTCTGTATGGAGCCGGCTAAAGAAAGGTGAAATTGAAAAGATTTTAAGCAATGACCAGTGGATCACTATCGGTCAGGATCTCGACGTAAGCAATACCGGATTTGAGTTTATCAAGGCCGAGACAGAGGTATACCAGGCAATCAGTAATGACATCACCTTTTGCAAAGAAAACGGACAGGCCATGATCATAGTAGATGATTGCGGCATAGGAAAGAGCTTCACCGGTAAGCACCTCAGCAAAACACTCAATAACTGTTTTTACATCGACCTGAGCCAGTGCGGTACAAAGGATGCTTTTGTAAGAACGCTTGCCAAAGCTATAGGTGTTGAGTACAAGGATAGGCTGTTTAAAGTGATACAACGGATCAAATACTGCTTAGGCGTACTTGAGCAGCCTATGATCATCATAGACGAAGGCGGCTTTGTGAATAAAGCTATTGTGCAACTGTTACAGGAACTCTGGAACGCAACCACCAATGGTATCTGCGGATGGTATATGATGGGCGCTGAAGGCTTTAAAAAAGCTATTGAACGTGGGATCAAGAATGATGTACCGGGCTACCGGGAGTTTTTCAACAGATACGGAAATAAGTTCATGAAAGTAGCACCTACCAACAGGGCGGAAAGGATAGCCTTTTATACCAAGCTTGTTACCGATGTGCTGAGCATCAACATGAAGGATAAGGCGCTGATGAAAAAGATAGTCAATAAGTGTATCGCCACAGATGATACCGATGATGACGAGGCGATGAACATCGGCGGCTTACGAAAGGCGAAAACATTATTGATCCTTAACGCAGCGTAGATGAAGAAAGCCCAATCGATAAGCAATATTGAGCGGCAAAAATTCAAGTGTTTCGAGTTCGAAGGTGAGTGGTACGAGGCGTTTGATAAACCAGAAATGTGCGGTGTTTGGTTCATTTGGGGAACAAGTGGAAGCGGTAAAACCACTTTGGTAATGGAACTGTGTAAGGAGCTTTGCCGGTTTGGACGGCTGGTTTACAATACGCTGGAAGAAGGCGGACGAAAAACCTTTCAAAACGCGATAAAGCGCAGTAACATGATAAGTGTTTCCAAGCGAATGCAGGTGATAAAGGAGCCTTTAAGCGACATGAGTTACCGAATGAAACAGCCTAAAAGTGCCGACTTCTGGGTGATAGACAGCTACCAGTACGCAAGAATGAGTTATGAACGATTCATTGACTTTAGAGAGAAACACAGCGATAAGCTCATTATAGTGGTGAGCCAGGCCACGGGAAAGAACCCTAAAGGATCTGCCGCTGAATCCGTCATGTACGACGCGGATCTTAAAATATACGTCGAGGGTTTTGTGGCTTTCAGTAAAGGCCGCTACATAGGCCCAAACGGAGGACAAAAAGTAGTATGGAAAGAAGGCGCTGACCTGTACCACGGACAGCAGCCATTAAACAAAGCAGTATGAGCACCCGGTTTAAAATATTCAACGCACCCAAAACACATATCGCCCAGGTAAGGATCGATAATGATGATCAGCTCAATGAGGTATGCCAGCTATTTGGTTGGAGCCGCGATAAATATTGCGAGCATCAGTTTGCAATTTATCAAAAACTGGTAGCTGAGTTGTGCCATGACTGGCCCAGGGTAAAGCTCGAAATAGAATACTCGCCCGTATTCAGGGGGTTTTTTAATAATGAGTGGAACCTCCGTAATGAGACTGAATTTCTGCCGATGGCTTATGATTTCAAATATGATACCTGGTACATCACCAAAGAGTACCTGCTGATACACGATCACGAGCGCCTGCTTAATGATGAGAATTTTATGGGCAGGTATGCTCAAATAATGAGGATGATATAATGACGATAGCGGAGATCATAGACTTAGTACAATCGGTTACCGGCGTAAAGGTTGACCAGTTGAGCCGGAAGATGCCTCACTACTATACCTATGCCCGTTATGTAGCCATTTTGCTTATGGAAGAGCAGGGGTATAAAAATACAGCCATCGCGGCATCACTGGATATTTCCAGGAAACACACCCATAAAGCCCTGAGGCGGGCAACTGAACTTTTGGGAGATAACAAATTGATAACAAAATTCTATTTGGACTGCGGCAAGATAATGGCCGATTTAGAGGAGGAAAATGTATGAGGTATTGCATGCCGGTAACATACCAATCGGTTAAAATACCATTCAGGCCAAAAACAACAATCACGAAGGCTAATATCATAGATATGACAAGCCGATTTTACAAAGTATCTGCTGTGAACATTTTAGGCGATTGCAGAAAGCATGAGTACGCGGAAGCAAGGCATTGCGCCATGCACCTGATGAGGTTATTGATACCTGGTATTACCCTGCATCAGATAGCTGATTACTTCAAAAGAGATCATACAACTGTGGTATACGCTGGAAACAGGGTGCATGATATGCTGATCACTGACGGCAAGTTCAGGGCGAAATACGACGATACTATCTACAATATTAAAAAACTGGAAAGGGCTACAGCATGACCTTGAAACTAACATATGATAATGCCAAGGCGCTTATGCACCTGTTCGAAAAGTTCATCAACCCGGAGCAGCCTGCCGATATAGCTGAAAGCCTGGTTAAGGATATCATGTTCCAGGTATTTAAAAAGCTTAGAAACAAGGTTGAAAGCAGATTTAAAGGCGATGGCTATAGCCTGTCGCTAACAGATATCGAAGCCAAAGCCTATTACGTGTACTTCAATAACAGGAACCTGGGGAATGATTGGATATACGAGCAAAATATGATAACAACGCACCTGTTGGTGCTTGACCAAACTTACGCATAAACAATAATCAAAATATGAAAGAGCTACAGATCAGAACACAAACAATTAAGGACGGCTTTTGGCTGGATGAAGAGGGAAAGAAAGTTGACGTTAAGCGCCTTACCCCTTATGAGAAGCAGTGCGAAAAGCACGCTGGTGTAATTGCTAAACAAGCTATTGCTATCAATAAACAGCTTACAGAATTCAAGGAAAGAGTAGAAAAAACAGCTAAAGAGCTTTACCAGGCCTTTTTGGTTGAAAACAACGGCAAGCCAAAGGGCAAAGGCAAAGGCGGAAATACCATATACAACTTTGACAGAAGCATCAAAGTCGAGGTGTCTATAGGTCAGCCGATTACATTCGACGACAATCTCATCGACCTTGCAAAGCAGAAGCTTGACGAGATCCTGGAAGACGGCCTGCAGGGAGCGAAGGACTTTATTAAGGAATGGATTATGGGAGCCTTTGAGACCAGTCGCGGTAAAATGGATACCAAGCGTGTGCTCGGTCTATCAAAGTACGAAAGCCGTGTAGATGATCCCCGCTATACTGAGGCAATGGGCCTTATTAAAAGAGCGATCCGCCGTCCTGAAAGCAAAGAATACTTCAGGGTTTGGGTAAAGGGCCCCAACAATCAATACCAGGACGTTCAACTAAATTTTTCAGCCATCTGATCAGCGCCGGGTTTACCCCGGCCTGTTTATTAAACCTTACCAATTATGAGAATTAAAGCAAAATATGTCAAAGTACCGGTAATAACATTAACCATGATCGGCGCAATGATAGCCTTGTTTGGCGTAGCTAAAACAGGCAGGTTCCTATACTTCGGCGGCGTTGCCCTGGTGGTCTTAGCGCTTGTAATAACGCTTGCCAGGGCCATGAATGAACTATCGAAAGGAGACATTGAGAAATGAAACAGACAACTTTTTGGCTCATAGCTGTAATCATTGCTCTGCTCACCACCTGGATATACCTGAGCATATGTATGAATAACCAACAATCCGTTTATGATCACCTTGATAACCACTCGGAAATAACAAGCATCGAAAAATCTAAATAAAATGCCAAAGCAGGTATTAACAAACGAAAATAAAGCTTTCATCAGGGAAAACTGCCTGGTAATAAGCTGTAGTAAAATGGCTACTCTATTTGGATGCAGCAAGTCAGTAGTGCAACGCTTTTTAAAATCGAACGGGATCCATGTTCCACGAGATATAAGGGCCAAATTCAAAACAGAGGCAATGACCGGCAGGACGAGTTTCTCACAGGAAGAAGATGACATCATCAGGAGGGAATATATTAACTACCCTGTAAAAACACTTGTAGATAAGTTCCTGCCTGGGCGAAGCTTTACCGGTGTGGCTGGCAGGTTAAAGGCAATGGGGTTAAGAATACCAGCTGAACTCGTTGAAAACAGGAAAAAAGAAAGCAGGTTTCAACAAGGAGCATCCCCAATGAACAAAGGTAAAAAGCAAGCTGAGTTCATGTCGCCTGAAGGCATTGCCAGGACTACAAATACCCGGTTTAAGAAAGGGCATCTTCCTCACAATACCAGGACTGATTTTGAAATATCTGTAAGGATGGACAAAACAGGCATCCCATATCAATACATCAGGGTAAGCTTAGGCAAGTGGGAATTGCTTCAACGGCATGTTTGGGAGCAGCACCACGGTAAAATACCGCCAAAGCATGTGATAGCCTTCCGTGACAAGAATAGCCTTAATTGCGATATCAGCAACCTGGAATTATTGTCGATGGCCGAAAACGCGCTCAGGAACAGCGGAACAATCAATCTCACTGATACCACTGTCGCTCATTATCTCGCTACAAAATCAAGGAAGGTAGATCTTGATCTGAAGGCTGAGCTCCTGAAACACCCTGAACTTATCGAATTAAAACGCAATCAATTATTATTAAAAAGAGCAATAAAAGAAAATGACAAAATTAGAGATCGAAGAAATGGTTAAACCCATGTTAGGGAACTATTTCAGGTATGGAAAAAACCTGGTGAAAGTAGAAAGCTACAGGTCAACTGATAAAGTAATAACTATTCATACTGACAAGGTAAATCTGCCGGTAGCGAACGAAAATTTTGAAAAAGAAATCGGAAAGTTTATACCTGTAGAAATGAATGTCACTATGCCTTCACCTCAAGTGAGCGGGGCACTGTTGGAATCATCAGTAATTGGGCAGAATGCAAAAGCCCTGGGGGATCTGATCATGGAGAATATCGATATGGTTAAAAAAGATCCGGCATATATTCCCCAGGCTAACGCAATTAATGACCAGTTAAAAAGTCTCATCGAACTCGGCAAAACACAGGTTGAAATGATAAAAACTCAACTAATGGCGCAGAAACTTACGCTTTAATCCCATTTAAATGATACAGATCCTAATCCAGATCGCCACACACCTGGCATCAAACAAAGGTAAACTACCGGTTGCATATGTAGCCGGTAAGGTTACAGATCTTCCATATGGTGAAGTGTTCGCCAAATTCAAGCTTAAGCAGGCCGAACTTGAAGCAGAAGGCTATTTCGTATTGAACCCATGTGACTTTATATCAGAAACGGAGGACTGGGACAAAGCAATGCGCGTAGCCGTGATCCTGCTGGCATCATCTGGCACTATTGCCCTGCTGAATGACTGGCACGACAGTAAAGGAGCCCGTCTTGAGTTTGAGCTTTCGCAGCCCCTCGGCCTTTCGGTTATCCACTAAAATTAAATCAATAAATAAATGAGCACAATAACAATTAATAGAGAAAACGCCATTGCTGCCTACAACCAGGCAGAAGGCACAACCAGGGTTATGCTTGGTACATTATTCGGGAAGCAAATAACCAATCCTGATCCGTGTGAGATTTTTAAGACATGGGACGACGTAGCGGATGCTGAACGCATCAGGACAGATGATATGCCTTACAAGTTCCCGGAGAAGCCAGCTGAGCGCCTGGCTAACGCGGCTTTCAAGCTTGCAGTGATCTTTGAAGCATTCAATAAACGCACCGGCGATGATTTTAACGAAAAATGGATTCCCGACTATGCGAACAAAACCCAGTGGAAATATTACCCTTGGTTTGAGTGGTCACCTTCGCTTGGTGCGTTCGTCTACTCGCGCACGTGCCACACGAACACGCATACGACCCTCGGTGCCCGCCTTTGCACGGAAAACGACGACTATGCTACTTACATCGGTAAGCAATTCATAGACATCTGGAACGAATTTTTAAATCCATCAAAATAATACAATCATGTACAAAGTACCCAAAACATTTGAAGCAGCATGTAAGATAACCGGCACAGATCCTAATTTCTTACCAAACACCGCAGGATTAAGCGAAGTAATGGCAAAACGACATATTGCTGACTACAAACTCGAAATTATTCACCAGGCTACGGTCGGCGACTGGAAACCGGACTGGTCAAACTGGAACAAGTATACACCCTGGTTAGTTTGGTCACCTTCGCTTGGTGCGTTCGTCTGCTCGCTCTCGTACATCACGGGCACGCTTACGCACCTCGGTGCCCGCTTTTGGTTCCCGGATCACGAGAGCGCGAAATCGTTCGGCATGATGCATATTGATCTGATCAACGACCTGCACAGAGCAGCGTAAAATAATGAAAGGCTGTGCGCTGCGCTTGCCGGAGTTCCTTCGCTTGGTGCGTTCGTCTACTCGAACACGAACAACACGAACACGAATACGAACCTCGGTGCCCACATTTGCTATCAAGATCTTAAGCAGCGCAGGCCCCGCCAACATGGCGAAAAATAACAAACAAACTTAAGGGCGTTGGTACCGGAAGGGAAAACGACCTACAAAGCAAAGGCATACAATGAAACGAATAGGCAACCTTTTTTATAAGATCATCAGTCTCGAAAACCTGCAATTAGCGGACAGCATTGCCCGTAAAGGCAAAGCAAAGCAATCAGGTATCAAAGACTGGGATAAAAACAAGGATGCTAACCTATTGGCGCTTCATCATGACCTTGTTAACAAAACTTATACAACCTCACCTTATCAAAAGAAGCTCATCTATGAACCTAAAGAACGTGAGATATCTATTTTACCATACCGGGACAGGATAGTACATCATGCTATTATGCTGCATTTAGAGCCTGTATTCAACGCGATGTTTATTTCGCATACTTATAGCAGCATCAAGGACAGGGGCATACATGGAGCCGCTAATGATGTTACAAAGGCGCTAAAAGATGTTGAAGGAACGCAGTACTGCCTTAAGCTTGATATTCAAAAGTTTTACCCCAGCATAGACCATAATATTTTAAAGGCTATCGTCAGGCGTAAGATAAAAGATATTGACCTGCTTCGTTTGCTTGATGACATCATCGACAGCGCGCCAGGCCTGCCTATTGGCAACTACCTCAGCGCTTATTTTGCTAACCTGTATTTAACGCCGTTTGACCATTACCTTAAAGAGCAGACCCTTGTACGGAACTATTTCAGGTATGCTGATGATATCGTCATCCTGCATCACCATAAACCTTATTTGCACGCTTTACGCTATAGGATAGAGCTTTACCTGCAAGATAATTTGAGACTGACTTTAAAACATAACTACAGGGTGTTCCAGGTGAAAGAAGGAATTGACTTTGTGGGTTATGTTTTCTACCATACACACATACGCCTAAGAAAAACAATTAAACAAAGCTTTGCCAGGATGATATCACGCAGCCCCCGGCCTGAATCAATTGCCGCCTATTACGGATGGGCAAAGCATTGCAATAGCCTAAATCTACTGAAAAAACTACTACCTCATGAACAAGTTCAGCGACTTCAACATAAACACTCAAAAACAAAGCTTTAAGGGAGATAAGATAAAAACAGACAGGTTACTGAATCGGGAGATAACGGTTCATGACTATAAGATAACAGATAGCAAACAGGAACCAGGCACTCAATGCCTGCACATTCAGATATCCATCAATAACAACTATCATGTTGTTTTCACAGGATCAAAAGGGTTGATGGAAATGATAGAGCAGGTACCAAAAGATAAGTTCCCGTTTCAAACAACAATAGTAAAAGAAAACGACTGGTTAAGATTTACATAAAAAACGATGGTAATAGGATTTAAAAAACAATTCGAAGCGCCGATAAAGGCAGGAACGAAAATTCACACGATCAGGGAGGATGCTCACAATCGTTGGAAGCCTGGAATGATGATGCATCAGGCAACCGGCGTACGCACCAAATATTATAGGTGCTTTAATGAAACGCCCTGTATTTCTACGCAACAGCTCATTATGTTCATGGAAAAAGATGACGAAGGCGGTTTAAGCGTGCTGGTAATGAAAATCGGGCAAAGGATCTTGACCGAAGCAGAGCAGGAGCAGCTTGCGATTAATGATGGCTTCCCCTCACTATATGAATTTAAAAAGTGGTGGTATCCTGAACTGGCTAAACAGCCTGATTACTTCATGTTTAGAAAGATTATCCATTGGACAAATTTTAGGTATTAGCACATGGGAAGGAGTTATAAACAGTTCTTTTCCATTATGGCAAAGAATGATCTAAACTACAAGGACGTGGTTAAAGATTTTACAGACAACCGTACTGATATCCTGAGCAGTTTAAGTGATTCGGAGTTCGCTCAGCTCATGCATAGACTTGAACCATATAACCGGGTACCTGCCGGTGATCAGCAGCGTAAAAAGCTGATCAGCATTGCAAGCCTGATGAAATGGGGAGAAACTATTGAAGAGATCCGACCCGCGCTGGATGGCTGGCTGATGAAACAAAAGTATCGAAGGCCGCTAATGCAGCTAACCCCGCAGGAGTTAAATGTAATGGTCACCATTTTTGAAACCAAAGTATACCCAGATTACCTGAAAGCCTTAAACAAGTAACGTATGTACACAGAACAATCATTTAAAGAATTACACGGACTGTCGATGGACGAAGCAAAGCACATGGCCGATTTACTTGATAATGACGAAAGTTTTAATAATACTCAGCCTATCCATTACAGGTCGATAGGGATGTCTGAAGGGCAAAAGAAACGCCATGGTAAAGGAACAAATTTTACACCTAAAAAGAAAAAACGCAAGAAATGAACAGCTACACTTTAACAAGCCCGAGAATGAGCGGGCATATTGAATTGCAGTATACCGGCGGCCTTTTAACTTGTATTTTAATGGCAATTAAACAGCCTTTAAATGACGTTCAATTTACCGCCCTGGTATCGGTGATCAGGCAGCGGGAAGACGAGATTGACGAGTTGAAAAAGCTTAACCTGGTCGTTACAGCGGCTATGCCTGCGAATAAAAAGATAGCCCTGTTTTGCGGGATCTATGAGACGTTTAAAGGGATTAAGTACAAGGTGAGCCCGGCTGATAGTGGCAAGATCAAGCTGATCAAGATAGATGAACCTATGTTAACCGCCTACTTTAAGTCAGAAAATTTCTTGTTTAAAGGTAAGCACAGTATCAGTAACCTGGTTAAGTACTATAATGAGCTGCTTGCTGAAATAGCCGCTGGCCCGGCTTCAAAGTTCCCTGATCATTGGAGTAAAGCATTCGAAGATAAACTTAAAGATGATGACCGGAAGGATTACTGGAAGCATTTACGGGAGTTAGGTTTAAAACCACAGCGGGATAGGTTCGGGGCAGTTACTGACTGGTATATGGAGATAAGTCAATGAGTGATCTATTTAACGGCAAGGGCGCTGTTTTACAATTATACACCTACCAATCCAAATACCCTATAGTGTCTCCAATAAAGTAAAACGCCTGTTTTACTTTTGTATCAGTGGCCTACAACAGCAGAAATCATAAAAAGAAAATAGCGCATGTATTGAGCGTATATCAGTCTATCAAAGAGACTGATATACCAGATACGCGCATTGTTGCCAAAAAGCTGCCTGAGCATAACATTCATATCAGTTACCGCACGCTCATGTATTATAAAAGCATGAAACCTTCAGAATACCAGGAACAACAGCTTAGCCTTTTCGCCCAGGCAAGCTGATCAGGCGATCAGCCTGACAAAGCTCGTATTAAATACAAAGCGCATTATCGTCAACCCGTCACGCCTGCTCTCCTCAGCAGCGCTTTGCATGTTAAATGTGTCGAGCTCATTATCTGTATAGTCCTGAAGCTTATCATAGATGGCCTCGACATCATCGTAATATTTTAAGCTTCGTTCAACAGCCTCATCAGGGGCTTTATTGCTTGTTTCTGATTTCACCACATCAGCGTAAAACCTAATAATAATACTTACAAACCATATCTTGCGACCGTCGCCTATTTCCTGCGTACGGTTTATGTTTACAGTGATCAGTACGCTGTTTGGAGGGATCGGAGGCATGCTGTCATAATTTTCAAGCTGCCCCTTGTCTTTATCTACCCAGGTGATCGATGGTATTTGGCTGATCAGGTTCCTGGTTGTTAAAAAAGTTGTCTTCATATCATTTGAGGTGTTTAATTGCTTTATCAAATTCATCGCGCACAACTTTGCGCATGGCCCGTTCAAAGGCTACTGTGTTTCCCAGGAACTGGCGTTTAGGCATGTTGAAGCTATGAGCCTTAAAACTTAAGCCCTTACCTTTAGTAGTTCCTTTTTTAAATGTACCCTGCCCGCCAAAATATTTGCTTTTAGGGCCATGAGTGTACCGGTTGCGTACAAACGTTTCTGAGCGTGCAGCCCTGTTGATCTGACCTCCGTTGTTATGAACCGCTGCATAGGGCACATCGGATCCAATAGTCACAGAATCTGCTGTAGTTCGAATGATCCTGATGCTACGCCTCAGCCTCGATGACTTAACGAGCAGATTTCGGGCAGCATCCTTTTTATCTTTTCGCTTTTGCCAGGGGGCACCTTCCCATGCCTGGTTTTTAAAAGCTTCAAGACTGTAGTTAACAGCTTCGTTTCCTACAATAGTCGGCAATACTTCGATTACCCGGTTGAGCTCCATTTCTATCCTGGCAAATATCGCTGTTACCTGTTGTGCGCTCATTGCTTGATTATTAAATAATTAGTTGTACATTTGTGATGGCGGGGCTGCGTACCTCGCCGTAGTAAGGCAGCAGGATTCATTTTCTGCTGCTTTACTCATTTTTAGGCCTTTTATATTCGATGTATTCGCCATCCTGCGTAACAAAGCCAATCTCGTTTATGCCTTCCAACGCCCTGAACCGATCGGCAGCGGCCTGCTTCAGTAATTCTATGTCATACTCCTCATCCAGCAATACGATCACCCTGTCGGCCTGCTTAGTGCCATTGGCAATATTCCTTTGCAGTTTTCGGAAGGTTATCGGTGTCTCGGGCTTCTTAACATCGGCATAGCCTTCCCCATTGATCAGCAGATCCGGGTTTTTGCCCTCTGGCACACCGGGCAGCAGTACTTTGCGCAAATCAGTTTCACTCGCATGGATTCCTGGAAGGATGTCGACGGCGATCCCCTTATCTGCTAAAACCTTACCGACCTTTATAAGATCTTCCAGATCCGGCGCTTTTTCGATAGCTGTTTTACGGTTAACGGCAAGCTCGGTACCATCACCAGATTTATAAGCTGTGATGTACTGATCCTTAACCGGCATATAAAGCGTGGCATTATTGATCACGTGCGGCGGAGCATCCACGTAATACGCATGATCGCGAGGGAAAACCATACCGGTAATGCCAACGTTGTTCTGGAATATGGCTCCCACCTTTTCGGGGTAAACGATGTCTTTATCCGGTGTTTCCTTTGCATCCCTGAGCTGCCTTACAGTACTGCGGCAATTGAAGTGATTGGGCGGATAATACTTTTTCCAGAAAGGGTCATCAACCCGTTTGATCACTTTATTGAGCGGCGGGCAAATGTTCGAGCTGTGATCATCAACAATGGCATCAAATTCCAGAAAAGGGAATGTTTCCTTTTGCTCCTGGATGGACACCCACTTACCGGCCATCTGACCGCTTGCAATAGCGGTTTGATATTCGGTGCCAAGCCAGTTAAGTTGCTGCCCTGATATATTGCGCGCTTCTATTCTGAACTCTTGCAAGCTCCTAATCTTGCCGGTTGCATCAACCAGGGCGGCGCTCATGTCCTTTAACTGCGTATGCGTTTTAGCAGCGCTAAATTGCCATACATTGTTTTGAAGCGCCGTGATGGTATGATAGTCCGGCGTATCCCAGTCTACATCTGACAGCTTTTTACCATAGCCTTTTATAACCCCTGATTCAAGCTTTTTGCCGTAAGCCCGCACCAGGTTAGGATCTGCTTCGGGCGCTGCACCCGCCTTGTGGATACGGTTTATGAGATCATCAATGTATCCCTGAAACTCCTCCGGCGCATCATCAATGCTCAGGTTGATCGTATCTGTGCTGCAACAGTTGTGATACAGGTAGTTTAACCGACTTTGCAGCTCTTCGAAATTTAAGCTATTACGCCCGTTCAGGCACTTAATCGCTGACGGGCCTTGCCAAAAAAATCATCGTCCTCCAACAGATCTGCTTTAAGCTTTTTGGTTGCCTTGTCGGCAGCCGGTACCGGTGTCTCGCGGGCCTTCACAATCTCAATGCCTGTCTTTTGTTTGATCCAGTCTATATCGATCTCGAAATATTCTGCAAACTTCAGGATCCAGTCAACAAGCTCTGCGGTGTCCTCATTCGGGACAAACTCGAAAGTAAGGTCACCTTTCAGGAAACCATGTTTCTTAAGGGCCGGTATGGTGATGTTATTCCAGTACTCTTGCAACGTAGCCATATCCGACTTTTGGAGCAGTAACAGCATTTCCTGCGCTGTCTGATCTTTTGACCGGCTCCCGTTCTTGGTATCCTGTCCAATAATGGCTCCTGCGATAACAAGACAGATTTCATCACGGCAAAGGTCGATCAGGTTTTTATATACATCGCCATTAGTTGCCACGCCCTGGGCCCATTCAAACTTTTCATCCTCATCAATAATGAACCATGCGGCAGCGCCCATGTCCCTCATCATTTTTTGAGCCCGGTTCAGCATGGTTTTATCCTGGGTATTAGTAGTAAGCACCCTTGGCGGGATACCGTAGATCTCGCATAGCTCAGACCAGCAGCTTTGAGCGAACCTTTTAAATAAGACATGCGGTACCGTTTTGTTAAGCAAGCCGATGTCTTTGCTATTGTATTCAAGAAGCCATGTGCCGTATTCGGGCATCTCGCGGTATTTTACCACATTCACATCATCGTAATAATCAGAATAAAACAGGCCTGTTTGCGGCACGATATTCGTGCGTGGTATGCTGTCACCGATCAGGAATGGTTTGCCATCGACAGTTTTTCCTATGCTCAGCTCCACCACACTGTAGCCTAATAATATCGACTTATACTTTTCCCAATTGGCAAAACGATAAAAAGGCATGTTTTTAAGTATCGCCTTTTGCTCCTCGTTGTTGCTGCCATCCGGATTTTTAAGGTTGAAGTCAAGGCTGAACAGGCGATGTCCCCGGTTCTGATATTGTGAAAATAACATGGCATCGATCAGGATCTCGTTATACAAAAGCTGTATCATCCAGTTCTTAGGCTGCATGTATTGATATTGATCAATGGAAGCGTTCCAGTTCTTGATATCCATCCTCGTTCTGAAGATCGCTTTAACATCATAATCCAGATACCGCTTTTTGGTATCGTCTGTAATGATGCCCTGCTGCTTCTGACTGGCTGCCAGGCTTATTAAATCAAGAGGCTCCGCGTATTGCGTGGTGTCGGCAGATGTTGACGATCCGCCAAACCAATTTTTTATAGTGGTTATTAAATTCATGTGATTAAAAGTTATTCGTGATTGAATTTCCGCCTGCTACCCATATAAAAAGATTCCTTCTCTTCGGGAGGGGCGGTTGTAAGCCTGGGGAGCGTGCTGCTATTGGTTACGCCTGATGCAAGATCCTTGAGATCCCCTTCGGCGCGGTCATACCTGTCCTGGACGTCTTTATAGTCAGCCCCTATGTTATAAAGCTCGCAGATAAAATAGAGCGTGATGGATTTAACATATCCAAGAACAAGGAGGTTACGGGCGCTCCCTTCAGCGGCAAATATGGCCGGGGCATCATATAGGATCCTGCCGTCATACCATTCCAGTTTGTCATTAGGTGTGAGGATGTTAGCAGCCTTTTCAATGGCCTTGGCAATGGCTTCCTCTACGATGCCGTCATCTTCGGCAGTGATGGCGTCAAGCTCATAGAGCCTGATCACGCTTTTAAGTTCTGATTTTACTAAGTATGCCATAGTTAAAAATGGTTGTTAACCCGCTCGCAGAAAGCGTATGAGGTCTTTTGTTTGCGTGTACGCTTATTGAGATAGGCTATTGCGCCGTGTGTAGCATCGGGGCCGTCGTCATTTGCCTGGCTGCCCTTTTCAAATGCGAGGAACTGATCTATGAGGCGCTGCTGATCCTCCGTTTTGAGGGATTCGTTAAAATATACGTTGTGGCGTTCAAAATGACCGGCAAGGCTTTCAATACGATCGAACTTTTCAGCCTTTGGCCTTTTATCTGCTACTACCGGGATATAGTACCCACGCTTTTCCCCTTCCGTATCAAAGTCGCTTATAAACTCGTCCATCGCAAAGAGGCCTTCTATGAGGTAGCGTATGTTGTGCTTGTCAAGCTTATGCTTTTCGTAGCGATCATAAAGCCATATAGCTGCATCAGCCCGGCTCTTGCGGCGAAGGTAGGTTAGGATGATGTGAAACTCTTTATCCTTTTTACCAACCATCACAAGCGCCTTATAATCGCCTTTATCCTTATAGCTTAAGTCACCATACAGGCAAAGGGCGTCATATTCCTTAAGCCTGTGTGGTACGCAATAGAGGATGTCCTCATATTTAAAAATGGCGCCATCTTCGATATGGACATGCATATATTCCCGCATGAAAGAACGGTACGGCATGTTTTCAAACTTTTCGCGCCAATATTCAGCCGAGGCCTTCTCAGGCCAGTTTGGCTCAAAGGTTACCAGGCTTTTTACAGCACATACCGTACTTACCTCATATTTTATACTTCCTGCCTTGTCGAGGTTGCCTCGCGCCCTGGTGCGAACGCCACGGCGCTCTTCCTTCTGTCGTTGCTTTACGGACACGAAGTATTCTTTTAGCCGGTTGGTAATGCTGTTTTTGTGGAAGTTGTTATTCGCATAGATAAAGCGCTCTGTTGCGTCCTCGTCGGTGTCAAAGCAGCCCCATACATCTTCCGTAATGAAATCAATAGCCTCACGCATCATGCGGTCATTGTTCACGTGGCGCTTGCTGTCCACGTCATCCACGACGATGTAATCAGGCCTTTCGCCCTGTTCCCTGGCTCCCCTGGGGTTTTGCATGAAACCAAGCGACATAAAGCGCACACCGTCTGTCGTAGTAAAGTCGCCTTCAGCCCAGTTGCCATGATGGAACTTTTCACCGTAATCGTTCCTTAGTCGCTTATTGTGCTGTAGCTGGCTTTGAATACCGGATAGCAGAGCAGCTGCTTTACTCTCGGTTTCGCCTATCAGGAGCATAAACCGCAGGTCGTTCTTTACCAGGTACAGGTAAAGCGGGATCCCCATATCGATATGAACAGATTTTGCTGCCGACCGGAACCATTCGGCAAGACACCTGATGCGTCTGTTGTTAATGATCAGCTTAGCGAGCCAGATATGGAACCAGGCGCATTTCTTTTTGGCGAAGTTTGGGAAGTTGTATTCAAACCAGTCGCCGTAATTGGCCTCTTGTTTCCGTACCCTGGCAAGCTTAGCCTCGGGTTTTTCGTGAATATCGAACTCCGTTGCCTGGGCTATCATGGCACAGTGCTTATCATAGTCAGATAGCAGCTTGAGGTATTTCCTGTTATCTATACTCATGCTATTTCCAGGTTAATGCGGTGCTGTAAATAGGCTTTGTGAAACGGCGTGCACTGAGCGGCGAACTTAGGTTCAGTCTGGCTGATAAAGTTATCAAGCTCTACCAATACACGTTTTACCACGAAGGCGTCAAGCTTTTTGTCAAGCCTGTCAAGCGCAGCATTAAGCTTAGAGATAGCATCGGCATTTAGCTTGGCGTCATTACCCTGCGCAACACTCATTAATTCCTGCTGAAGCAGCTGCTTGATCTTTACCGGCGACGAATGGTAGTCGATCCGTTTTTTATCCCATTCAAATTTCTTAGCCCAGGTGCTTACCGTGTTTGTGGTAACATTAAATTTCTCGGCGATCTCCACCTGTGTGCAGTCTGCATGCTCTATAAACCAATCCTCTGCATGTTGCCTGATATTGTCTTTTGTAGCCATTAAATTTCTTTTTGCATCAGCAAAAATCCCTCTTAAACAGCTCGTAAATAAATAGTTAAGCAAGGCTTGCACACATATTCGGACTGCCTTAAAGATGCTTGCATCTTTGTCTCAACAATAACGAAAAATTCAAAAACACATGCCTGTATTTGTATGGAATGATGAGACGGTGGTTAATAGTTACGGCTTCCGTACGCTGAATGGCGGTATCAGTTTAAAGCGGTTTTCGGGTAATCCGGTAATGCTAAACAGCCACGTCAATACTACCAAGATGACACTGGGCACCTGGAAGGACTGGAAAACTGAAGGCTTTAAACTTCAGGGAGAAACTGTATTTGATAGCGTGCGGGACGATGTAAAAGAGGTTGAAGGTCAGGTCGACCGTAATGTGATCAAAGCCTGTTCAATGGGGCTTGGGATTGATTGGGACGAAGATACCTGGCAAAAAGCACCGGATGGTGTTTGGGAGCTGGTTAAATGCGAACTCATGGAGGTTTCCATTTGTGCCGTGCCCAGTAACTCCGGCGCTCTTGCGCTTTATGACAAAGCAACTGGTGAGCTAATCGCCGAAAATCAGATCAGGCTTTCTGTTCAGAATTTATCAGCAAACGATTTAAAAATAAATACTCCTAAGATGGAAAAAATCATTTTATCATCCGCAGCAATAGCGGTACTGGTTGGGTTGAGTATCACGAAAACCGACGATGTTCTTGAGATCAGCAATGCTGTTGTAAAGCTAAATGCTGATAAAACCACTGCCGAAGCTAAAGTAATTGAATTACAGGGTAAGCTTGATAAGCAGGTTAAGCTTCAGGCTGAAGCCCTTGTAGATGGCGCTATCACTAATGAGCAGTTACTTGCCGGCGACCGTGAAGAGTGGATTGAGCTTGCAGTGGCAAATTATAGTCTTGCTTCAAAGCAGATTGCTAAAATACCAGGTAAGGTTAGCTTGAGCGGCAAACTTAACAACTCTGCCGGGGGGGCTGATGCCAAGGTTAAAACAATGGATGACTTTGAAAAGCTGAGCCTGAGCGAGCAGTTATCTTTTAAAGCAGAGAACCCGCAAGGATATGCAGCCCTGTTCGCTAAATAAGCGAACAATCGAAACGAGAAATTTAATACCCCGAAAATTTTAATAACTAAAACAAAGAAACTATGCCAGCGAATTTCCCCGAAATGTGGGTTAACAGGGTTGAGTACAACCTTACCACTGCTGATAACGCCCCATGGTTGGATGGTATCACCGAAATTGATACTGCAATCATAGAGGTTGGCTCAGGCTCAGCAGGCGAGCAAAACCTGATCCATATACCGACCACCGAGTTTGAGGTTGATATCTTAATCAATAATACTGCTTATCCGATTGCTGTTCAGCAGTATTCAGATGACGGCGTAACCTTGCAGCTTGACAAGTATCAAACTAAGGTAGTGCCAATCAGTGATGATCAGGCAACCGGAGCATCTTATAAGCGAATTGACGCGGTTACCTTTTTGATGACCCGTGGCATGCTTATAACCAAATATAAAAAAGCCATTCATTCAATTGCACCGGCCGGAAACACAGATAAGACACCAATTTTAAAAACAACCGGGCGCAGCGGCAAATTTGACGCAAACGGAGATGAAATTATCCTGCGGGATGGTGATAGACTGATCTTGGTTTATGAAGATTTGGTCGACCATAAAAAGCAGTATGATTTGATGGAGGTACCCGAGGTTGGTCGCCGCCTCGTATTATGCTCAGATCACTGGAATGACCTGCTGTTGGATCGTAAACGTTTCGGAGACCTATTGGTTAATTACACCAAAGGTTCTACAGTGCCAATGATTGCAGGCTTCGAACTTTATCAATACATCGGTAACCCGTCTTATAATGGCGATACTCTGGCTAAGCTTGCTTATGGCTCTGTTCCTGGCGATCATCAATACAAGGCTTCGGTGTCATTCTATACGCCAAATATTGCAAAGAAAACTGGCTACACTCGTCAGTACTTTTTACCAGCGCCGCTAAACCCGGCCAACCAAAGTAATGACCTGGCCTACCGCCATTATTTTATGGCAGTTCCTAAACAGGCTAAGTACATTGGAGCAATTGTTTCAACGTACTCCCCTGCGGCCGCTTAACCCTCGATAAACACACCCCAGACAGATAGCAGATGCAAACCGCCGCCCCGCCAACGCGGGGCGGTATTGAAAAGCCTTCGGATCAATGAACCATTTCGCCCGACTATTGAAAACTTTTGATTACCACTCATTGACTGAGTTTATGCATAGCCTGGCACCAAGTAACAGGTATGGCTTTACAGCCCAGCTAATGATCATTACCGTTACCTGGACAGCAGTTGATAAAGTGTTCGGGCTTGACCAAGCCGGTTTTATTGCGCTGCTCGTCATCTTCATGACTGAGCTGATCAGCGGGATCTGGGCGGCAAGGGTTCGCAAGGAGCCTATCAGCAGCATCAAGCTTTCCAGGTTCAGTCTTAAAGTTGCCTGTTACCTGGTTATGATTGGCGTTAGCTATTCGCTTTACCAGTCATTCAAGGGGCACAACGAGGAGGTTGCCGGATGGGCTTTTAACTGGCTGCACATTGTCCTGGTAACACAGGTAGGTTTTGAAAATACGATCAGCATACTTGAAAACATCGCTACCATAAATGGGCGCGAGAAAGATGCCATCGTAACCAGGATCACTAACAAGTTTAATTCACTATTTAACTCATAATCATGAAAAAATTGATCTTCTTTTTAGCACTCGCGCTTTTATCATTTGGGGTTAAGGCCCAGGCTAACCTTAAAAACCTACAGTCAGACCAGGGCGTACATAAGGCTGGCTTGGACACCGTATCAAACGCCGGCAGCGTATCACAGGTATTGCAGATCGGAGGTTACCAGGATCTGATCACAATTCAGGCGGGAGTAACCAAGTTAACAGGTACGCCTGGCGGATCCGTGAAGCTTTACGGCTCGGTTGATAATATCAAATATGATTTTGCCACGACCTCGACCGATACGCTCGCAGTGGGAAACGTCACGCCATTGCAGGTTAAAACGTGGGTGATCTCGCCTTCTAAGTTTCAATATTACAAGGCAGTGTATAAAGGATCTGGCACGCAAACGTCGACAGTTGTAACCACCGCCATGTGGCGCAATAAATAGCTAAATGCAGGTATCGTCATTAGGTGTTAGCCTGATAAAAGGCTTCAAAAGTATTGCGACAATTGCGCATAGTCAAAGCGTTGGCGGTCTTGAGCTTTTAAAAGGCTTCGAAGGATGCAGATTAAAAGCATACCAGGATATAGCCGGGATCTGGACGATAGGTTGGGGCAATACTTATGTAGGCGGTAAGCCGGTAGTAAAAGGGCAGCAACTACCAAACGTGGCCGCTGCTGATGCCCTGTTGCTGCAAAGCCTGAAAAGCCGGGAGTTACAGGTTAACACACTGGTAAAGGTTCCCCTGACGCAAAACCAGTTCGATGCCCTGGTAAGCTTCCAGTACAATACCGGCGCACTTGCTGTGAGTACGCTGCTCAAAAAGCTGAATGCCGGTGATTACGGGGGCGCTGCCGACGAGTTCCTGAAATGGAATAAGATCACCAGGAACGGCGAAAAGGTAATATCAGCAGTTTTGGTAAAGCGCCGTGAGAAAGAACGCAGATTGTTTGTAACCAGATAACAGCATGAAAATAAAGGAATTTATAGGCAAAGCCTGGTCGGCCATTGCCGGGTGGTTCAGCACTAAAGTTGAAACTCTCCCCGCCACGGTTACCGTGGATGAAATAGACCATGTGATCAAGATTGTTGAGAACATAAAAAAAGCGGTTAACTCGCCATTTGCGATACTGGCTACAACACTGATCCCCGGCACCATTGATGATGCTATCCGGACAAAGCTGTCAGACTTCCTGCCTCAGCTGCTCGCCGGGCTTACGTTCGCAAAAGATAGCAAGGTAAGCTATAACAGCGAGACTGTGCTTGATGATCTCCTGAAGAAAATTAGGTTTTCGGATAAGGAAGATCAGGATGCCCTTTATCATAGCATGGCATCACGGCTGCTAATCATCGTAAGCGATGGCCGGGTAACGTGGACTGAAGCTATCGGGGCCGTGGAGTACTACTTTAAAAACATCTTTTTAAAAGCAGTTTAAACAATATTTAAAACAGCGGGCAGGTCAACACCCGGAAGAGCCCTCATGGGCCGCGAAACAAATAAACAGGACTTAAGCACCGCTGTTTTTTAACCTTAAATTTTTGAAACCAATGGATAAAGAAAAGAACATCAGGCGGGCAACAGAGATCTTCGCCGCCCACTCAACCAAAGACGAAGTTTACTTCGCCGGTGATGGTCAGGCTTTTTTCAATGAAAGCGACCGCAACAACCACAATAAGTCATTAAAAGACAAGTCAACGCAAACGATAAGGCGGGAAGATATCGAGCCCTCGAAGCCTGAAATTGATGATGACGACATCGAAGATGATGATCAGGATGATGATGGCTTTAAAGGCAGAGGGAAAGAGAAAGAACCCGAGCCTGTAAAAGATCCTAAAGAAAAACCGGCGAAGGCTCCTAAAGAGAAACCGGGAAAATCAACAGAGGTAGTTACTGAAGCGGAAAAAGCCAATGACGAAACCGAAGCTGATAAAGCGGGAAATGCCGATGAATCCAAAGATAGCGCCAAAAGTGCCGATCAGGATGATTCCGCCTCCGGGCCCGCTGCCGGTGATCAGGCCTAAGCCATAATAAAACCACATAATTAAAGTCCTGCACTCGGTTTAACCGATGGTAGGTTATTACGATACCCCTATTAAAATCAAGATGGCAAAACAAATTGTCTTTTCACTATTATCCCTTAAAGACGGGGAGATACCTGATGAAGGTACGATGTCGGACATGCTTGTTAAGCGTGGCCCGACCTACAAAGGCACAGCATCAATTAAGGAAGCGGATTCGACTGTTTTTGATGTGCTGGCAGAGGAATATCCAGAGCCGGATGAATCGTTTACCACCGAAGGATTGATAACATTGGTATTTAGTACCTATGACTATGATCCTGAAATGCTGGTTGCATATAAAGGCGGCTCAATTACTGATGATGATATGTGGGCCAAACCTGCTTATCCTCCTGAAATTGAGCGGAGCTGGCAAACCATTTCAAAAGATGGATACCTGGTAGAAATCCCCCGCGGCAAACTACGCTCTAAGTTCAACTATGAAATGAAGCAGGACGGCGTAGCACTGCTGGAAAATACGGTTACCGCGTTGAAACCGCGTGGTGCAGGTGTAGCATCAATTTTTATGGGTAAATACAAATTACCTATGGTAAGCGCCGGGAACGCTCAAAATATCACTGTTGCTAATGCCAACCTAACTGGTACTGCTTCGGCCTTCCGTGGTACAATCTCTTCACAGATCTGGACTTGCGTTCAGAAGCCAGTTGCAGCAGCAGATCCCGGCATTACAACTCCGGCTACGTTGAACACTGCTATTACAGGTTTGGTAACCGGCACCTACAAGTTTCAACTTGCCGTAGCCGATGAGAACGGCTTTGAAAATAAAGCGACAGTAACCGTAACAGTAGCCTTGCCATAAAGATGAGTGCAGAACAGAACGCGGCCGCAAGACTGCTTAACTATGGTATAAAGGTGCGGGTAACTGCACCTTTATTGTTTAGGCTGTTCCGCAAGCGGACGATAGGCCTTTACATATTGCCTCCAAACCAGGGCACGCTTTTAAGAATAGATCACCTATTCCTATCAACCGGGCTTACGCCTGAGCAGCTCGAGCAGCTTGACGAAATGAACGCGCACGAGCTGCATAAAGCACACGGCATGACCATGACTAGGATAATAGCGACAGCCTGGCTTTACGGCAAATGGCGGGGCAAGCTATTCACCGGCATTGTAGCCAGATGGCTGTACTGGCACCTGAATAATACGCAGATGCTGACCGTGGTAGGTGTGCTAGTGATGCTGAGCAGCAAGGAAAGTTTTACGAGTTCTATCAGATCGGTAGCAGCGATGAGAATGACGGTACCGAACCTGAGCCAAAAAAGTCAGGGGAGTTAACATGCGAAGGCATGCATAGCCCCTGGGGTATTAACTACAGCATATTAAAAGAACTGGGTTTCACCTGGGATTACCTGATGTGGAAGATCAGCTGGGTAAATGTGCTGATGATGCTGGCCGATGCGCCGCGCTACAAAAGCAAAGAAAAGGACGGGGTAACGGAAGCGAACTCGTTCGAGGATTTTAAAGCCTTTATGGATTAAACAAATGGACGGATTAGGCCCAATAGATATAGATATTCTGATAAACAATCCTGCTTTGCTCCGCTCATTGCGCCAGGCAGAGCAGGACACGCAGAATACCAACCGTGTGATCACCCGCGAAGGTCAGCAGATGAGCGAGGCGCTTGACGGCTGGGCCAAAAAGGCGACTATTGCTGCTACTTCCTTTTTTTCAATACAGGCCGCTCAGAACTTCGTACAGGAGATCATTAAGGTACGTGGCGAATTTGAGCAGCTGAATGTTGCCTACGATACCATCCTGAAGAGCAAAGCGAAAGGCGATGCCCTGTTTGCTGAAACTGTAAAGTTTGCAGCTACGACCCCCTTTAACCTTACTGACGTTGCTACAGCCACAAAGCAGTTGCTTGCATATGGCTTTGCAGCTAAAGATATAACCGACGTGCTTACCACTACCGGAAACATCGCTGCAGGTGTTTCGGTTCCATTAGGTGATATCGTTTACCTGTACGGCACGCTGAAAACCCAGGGCCGCGCGTACGCTCAGGATATCAGGCAGTTTACCGGCCGCGGGATCCCGATAATCCAGGAGCTTGCCAAGCAATTCCATGTAGGCGAAGAGGAAGTTAATAAACTGGTTGAGGCCGGTAAAGTTGGTTTCCCAGAGGTGCAAAAGGCTTTTGAAAGCTTAACAGGATCGTCAGGGATATTTTACAACCTGATGGAAAAGCAAAGCCATACCCTTACTGGCATGCTCAGCAATTTGGAAGATGCGTTTTCGCAGATGCTGAACAGTATCGGTGAAAGCAACGAGGGTATCTTGAAAGGCGGTATCGAATTGGCTGCAAGCCTGGTGACCAATTATCAGAAGGTAATTGATATTGTCGAACTGCTGATAATAACCTACGGGGCATACCGCGCCGCCCTGCTTTTACAAACAGCTTCGACCATCGCAAGCACAATCGCTTCCGGAGCCAATACTGTGGCAATCGGCCTCGAAACCGTTGCATACCGGTTGCTTAGGGATGGCCTCGAAGTATTAAATGCGGAAAAGATCCTCACTATAGCAACTACAGCCGCTTATACAGCTGTAATATCGGCGCTTGTTATTGCCCTGAAATCATGGCACGACGCAAGCGATTTGACCAATAGGATCAACAGCGAGACAAACGCCATCACCAGTGACGCCAACGTACAGGTTGAGGTTCAGAAAACTAAAATAAACGATCTTAATAAGATCATTAACGATCATAACAATACCCAGGAGGACAGATTAGCGGCGCTTAAAAAACTTAACGCTATTGCGCCTGAATACCTGGGCAACATCACCCTTGAAACGGCTAATACGAAAGCAGCATCAAAAGCAATCAAGGACTACCTCGATGACCTTGATAAAAAGCTTCAGGGCGAAGCTGCCTATAGTCAAAAGCTTGAGAACTTAAAAAAGATAACCGAGCTTAAAACAAAGGGTATTGATGCCATTAGCAGTACTGAACGCGTAGGCTATAGCCTCAAAAACTTCTTTTCCGGAAACTTCACGACTTCGACTGATGCTGATAATAAGCAGATCGTGGCCCAGTTGGTGAAAACCTACGAGGATGCTAATAAGCAAATAGATGCCCAATTTGGAGACCAGATTAAAAAGACCTTAACCGGCAATACGGGAGCGAAAGACTTCGCATCTAAATTCGGCAAGGATCTGAAAGCGGCCTTAGCCGGGGATGGCGTTAAGGGTATCCTGGATAATTTCAATACCATATTAAAAGAAGCGAACAGCGAAACCGATCTTGAGGCACTCAGAGACGGTTTATCTGCTAAACTAAAGGCCCTGGCCCCTAATGATTCCCAAAAGGCAGCACTCAAGAAAAGGCTTGCTGAGGTAAAGGATCTTATTAAGACTTATGATCCGGGTGAGGATGTGAAGTTGCAGAAGGCGGCTAACGCAGAAATTGATGCGAGGAACACTATTGCTGAAAAAGTAGCAGCTATAAATGAGGATAGCAGGCAAAATGCACTTACCAATGATCAAAAAGAGATTGCTCAGGCTAAGCAAAAGTATGATCAGCTCCTAAAAATGATTGATGATTATAATGTCAAGGCTGAGCGAAACAAATGGAAGAAAATAGATCCTGCAAAATTTAAAGTAAACGGCATTGTTACCGATATTCCTGCTGCTGAGCAGGCTGCTGTTGCTGATGTCATAGCTAAACAACAAGTCGAAAAGCAGCGGATTGTCATTGACCAACAGAAAGAGATCTTTGATGCATTTGAGCAATATAAGATAGATCACGGGGAAGCAGCTGCAAATCAATTGTATTCAGGGCAATTACAGGGATTCAAGACTTATGTTGAGTATCTCAAATCATTGATGCCAGAAACAGGTGATCTATCCGCTAAAGCAAATGCCCAAAGGGATATGTTGAGTAAACTGATAGTTACGGCTAATAAAGAAGATCAAAAAGCACAGCTTACTAATTTTGCACAACTATTAGCTTCAACACTTACTTACGAGCAGCAAAGAAATGCTATTGTCCAAAAGTATTTATTGCAAGCTTCAGAACTTCGTAAACATGGGCTTGATACTCAGGCGTCACAAGCAATAGCCAACGGACAGGAGGAATTAACTCAGCTTGATAATTCAAACACCGAAAAACTTACTTCATATAAGGAGCTTTTCGACGGCTTGCATAAAATTTCAGTTGAACGATCCCAGCAAGACATAAAACAATTGAACGCCTACGCTGATAGCCAGTTTAAGGCAGGCTTAATGACTGAAGAGGCATACCTCAAACTAAAAAAAGAAATTCATGAAGCAAGTGCCGAAATAGCTAATATGAACGCTGACAAGCTTCTTGCCGTTGGGAGCGCTCTTGAATCATTATCAGGGAGCCTGGGCGGGATCAGCTCAGGCCTGGGTGATCTTGTTGGCGGATTAGCTAAAACAGTTAATTCAGTTGCCGGTATTGGAAAGCTTAAAACCGCATTTGATTCTGCGCAGGGCTCTCAGGCAAAATTTATAGCAGGCGCAAATTTTTATGGCGCTGCCATAAGCTCAGCTGCAAATCTGGTCGGGATATTCACTTCAGCAGCCAAGCAGCGGAAAGAAGCCGAAGAGGCTTACCAAAACTCGGTACTTGCCTTCCAAAACCAGTACAAGATAAACACCATTGAGCAGATCAGGCTCCAGGAGCAATTAAACGGTAACCTTTTTTTTAAGAACTATCAAAAGGACATAGCAAATGCGGCCAGCTCACTGGCTACGGCTAACAGGGCGTTTCAAACGTCATTGGGTGCACTACAAAACGGACAGGCTAAAGTGGGACAGCGTAACGCTGTAGACTGGAATAATGTGCTGAAAGGCGCAGGCGCGGGCGCTGCATTGGGTTCTATCATACCCGGCATTGGTAATGCCGTTGGTGCGGTTGTTGGCGGCGTTGTGGGCGCGATAGGCGGTCTGTTTGGTGGCAAGAAAAAGAAAGACGTTTACGGAAGCTTGCTTGGAGAGTATCCCGAACTTATCACAAAAGCTAAGGATGGTACTGATCAATTTAACGCGGCCCTTGCCAAGAACCTGATTCAAAATAACCTGGTAAACGATAGCACTAAAGTGCTTTTGCAAAATACCATAGACCTTAATGACGCCCGCCAGGCAGCTATAGATCAAATCAATCAGGATATTAAAGACCTGGCAGGCAACTTAGGAACCGACTTGCAAAACTCATTAGTCGCCGCATTTGAAAACGGTACGGATGCTTTCCAGTCATTTAAAGGAACCGTTGAAAAAGGTATACAGGACATTGTAGCGCAATTCCTGTTTGAGAACATTTTTGGCGGCGAGTTTGACAAGCTATCTGACGAGCTTAAAGCCTCATTCAGCGTCACCGGCGACCAGAACGCCGTTGACGATATCACCAAGTTTTACCAGGACGCCGGGCCATTGGTTAAGCAATACCAGGATGCTTTAAAAGCAGCACAGGCGGAGGCTAAAAAGAATGGACTTGACCTTTTCAAGCCAGACGGAAGCGGCTCCTCATCGTCATCAAGTTTATCCGGTGCCATATCAGGCATTACTGCCGACCAGGCAAATGTTTTGGAAGGTGCTATCAGGGGGATGCAGCAAACGCTTTTGGAGATCTCCAATTTCATTAGCGGCGGGTTCAAAAGCATGGCCGACTGGCTGCTTGAGCTAAAGGGGCAAACCCTTTTGCAAAAACAGATAGAGGCCAATACCAGGCGTACCGCTGACAATACCGATAAGATGGTTTCGAGCCTTGATAATATCGACAATAATACTTCATCGGCAAGCCTGACCAACGTGTTCAGGGCAGCCGGAAAATCTTAAGATTATGATGCAGTACAGTTTAAACGGACATGACTTGAAGCAAACCTACGGTGTACTGATCAGCAACGGATCAGAGACCTTCCTTGCTTTCCCTAAACGGAAAGATAGCCTGGAAATGAACTGGCCTGAGCAGGACGGTATCGACAAGGACTTGAACGATCCGCATTTCGAAGCCCGTGAGTTTAAGCTAACCTGTGCCCTGATAGCTTATGGCCTTGCTGACTTTAATAATAAGTACAATGGCTTTTTTACCGAATTGAGTAAGCTGGGGACACATGAGCTATACATTAAAGACCTGGACAGGACTTTCCTGGTATACTATAAAGATCAGCAGAACCTGACCAAGCTGTCGCAGATAGACCGCGACAAATGCGGTGTAAAGTTCGATTTGATTTTCGGAGAAACCAACCCGGCAGATAATATCCCTAAAGTTTACTTGGTTGATGACGAGGACAATTTTTTAATAGCGTAATGGAATTAGTAACAGTATATAAAAAAGGCACAAGCGAGATCCGAGCCGTTATAAATCCTGACGACAAAAGCGTTCAGGATATCGGCATTATGCGCAATGATATTATCAAACTGAGCTTTGCGGTTACTAACCCGATATTTTTTGCTGTAGGCGATTATACAACGGTTTTTGGTCGCCATTACCAGTTAAACCGGGAAGTGCCATTTAAGCAGGTTGCTGACAGGGACATTCAATATGACCTTACATTTGAAGGCTGGCAGTATGATCTGCTGAGGGCTAACTTCCTTACCCTCGATGCCAATAACCACTTTACGGAAGGTAAATTCAGCTTCAGGGGGCGCGCTATAGATTTCATGAACCTGATTATCCATAATATGGAACGCTGGAACCCCGGCAGTGGCTGGACTGTAGGCGATGTATTGGACACCGATTTTATTACCCTTGACTTTGATAGTGAGAACTGCCTGGAAGCGCTTAACAAGTTAGCTGATCAGTGCAAAACAGAATACTACTTTGAGGGTAGCGGAAAAAGGATCTCACTTACCAAGAAAGCCCCAGCCAGCGGCGTAACACTGGAATATGGACAAGGGAAAGCCCTGATGTCAATTGCAAAGGCTAATCAGGATACAGGAACGGCTCCGCAGCTGATAACCCGGCTGTATGTTTACGGCGGCAACAGAAATATCGGACAAAACTATCGTGATGGCGCTAAATACCTGCGTATTGGTGATGTGCCTTACGTTGACAAGAACCCCGACGTATTTGGCGTGTATGAGCATACCGTGTACTTTGATGACGTTTACCCTCGCCGTGAAGGCTCCGTAACCAGCATTGGTGATAAGTTCACCTTTTCAGATTCGACGCTCGAATTTAATGTGATGGATTATGAGCTTCCTGGCGTTACCATTCAGGTCACTTTTAATACGGGCCAGTTAGCGGGCTCAACATTTGATGTGCATGCTTTTGTTAACGATACCAAAACATTTACTATAAATGCGCTTACGAACGAAACAACCAATCTCCCAACGGATTTTATTAAACCGGCTGTAGGCGATAAGTATATTATCATTGGTATTAAAATGCCCCTCAGCTATATTACTGCTGCTGAAGCTGAACTTAAACAGCGGGGAATCGCCTATCTCAATGAGAATGGCCCTGGTAAAGTGACATTCCCTGTAGATGCTAATGACCTTTGGTTTCTGCGTGAAGGTATTGAGCTTCAACTCGGCAAGACATACAGGTTGCTAAGCACCAAATTTCAGATAGATCGCACCATTAGGCTAATGAGCTATACCCGTAACCTTCGTAACCCTGCTATATACACACTGGAGCTTGCCGATAGTGTAGCTGTTCAATCAACTTTTGTTAAACTATTAAACCTGATCAAATGATAACAATAAAGATGCCCGAATCGCCCGACTATCCAGATGGGCAAAGTCCGTCAGGGGATGATTACGTATGGCTATGGGATATCTCTACAGGCAAGCTCCGCAAATCAAAAGTTTCAGAGCTACCATTTAGTGAAGGTGGCGGCGGCGGCGGTGGTGAAGTGGTTACGAACCCTTCGCCTTTCATGGTTTTTAACAATAGCGAAAACTATAGTTATGATGAAGGGACGAATACTGTAACCATAAGTGATACTCGGTTAAAGAACAGGACTCTTTACCCGGTACTTGCGTCCCAGTATGGAGGGGGAGAAATTAACCCGGAACTGGTAACATATGTACCAATAGATCCGGTCGACGATACTAAGGGACAGATCATTATTACCGGATTTCAATTGGATGATGGTCAGCACTTATCGCTTATTGTTCCCGGAAATGCAACGAGTTCAGATGTTACTTATATACAACTGCTTGCCGATGTAGCCGAATTAAAACTACTTACAGCGCCATTTAGAAAAACAGCTTTAGGCGTTAATGGTGCGAAAGTGTGGTGGATAGGCACCGTTGATACCATCCCGGCAGGATGGCAGGAATGCGTTAGCATGCGCGGTGTTTTCCCGATGGCGCAAGACCCAGCGGATGATGATTTTAAAGGCGCGATAGGCACAACCGGAGGGTTAAAAAGGGTTAAGATGAAATTAGAAAACCTAATTGAGCACGTGCATAAATTCATAAAAATACAAACACAAGGTAGCGGCACCACCAGCGGTTATGTACGCGGACAGGTGCAAGGAAACGACGAAAAGTATACTGAAAGCGCGGGAAGCGCAAACCCAGCCCCAATTGAAATAATGAACCCATACCTTATAGGGCTATGGATTGAATTTGTCGGCATTTAAACCCCTTTTAAACCCCTATTAAAATGAATAAGTTACTTAAGTTTTTATTACTTATGCTGCTGGCCTCAACATTGCAGGCCCAGCAAAAACCACCGTATGACCGAACAACCACCAACCAGGTAATGGCCGACCGTGCTACATGGTCGCGTTATTTTATGGGTACGCCAAAGGGCGATTTTCCTGTTTTTCCGTCATATGTGCCTGACAGCATCAAATGTGGTGCTATTTTTTACCGCACCGCCGATACAAGCCAGTATGTCTATAATTGCATATCTGGAAAATGGGATAAGCAGCAAAAAGCAACCGTATCAAACAAAAGGGTTGATAGTGTTGCAAAAACTATTTTACCATTCGGTAAGTCAGGAGAGACAATAAAACTAACAGGCGATAATTTAAATACCTATAAAACACAGCCAGAGGTTACTTTTGGTAATTATGTTACTACTGCTACCGAGCTGGACAGTGCAAAAACAACTTACGTAAGCAATGCTACTATTTATTCAACATTTAAACAT